CGGGGGCTTCGGCGTCAGCCAAAGCTGAAGAGTGACCAAGACCCTCAGTCATGAGAGTCATCACCCTTACTCGATTATGGACATGTTCGAAGAAGTCATGATCCTGCGCCAGTCGTAAGGTCGTGGCTACTCGCAAGTAGTAATCCTCGATTCCCTCGACGATGTTATTGGCGGTTGCTATATCGACGGGAACTCCATACATCTTGTAATATACCCAATGATATGCTTTTTCTATTAGGGCTCCCAATAGTGGCACTCCGATGGCAACAGATTTTAACGCCATGCCAGTAATACTCACTGCCTTTAGAGCAGTATATATACTGGGCATTGAAGTCTTGTATCCCACTATCGCTGCCATACAGGCAAAAACGAGAGCTCCGATAGATAGGGGTACTGAAGGATCTGGAGGAGCATCGGACTGGGCAGCTGGAGTTCCGATTTGGGACATAAAAGAGCCAAACTTGACACCCAATGCCTTGAAAACATCAAACACACCTTTTGTCTTATCCGCAAAATATTCAGACAAAAAGTCTGCTATAAGCAAACCACACGTGGGTAGGTCCCACGCAGATCGCCAAGCAGTAAATAATTTCAAGACAAGAGATGTCAAGCGTCGCTGAATGTTCAATCCCTCTGCAGAATCCGAAGCCAGTGCTGTCAATTGGCCAGACAGAGTTTGCACCGTCGCCACTACCTCTGGAGAAACGTCAGGTGATAATTTGAAGTCCAATAGCTGAGCCTGTGGTAGCTCCGCATTTTGGGCTCTAGGCAGGTCTTCAACCCACTTATACTTCCCATTACGGATTTCCTCTAAGGACAACCTCTCTTCATCACCCTTCACCTGCTTATCCCTTGCCAGAAGTTGAATGACAAACTCCATTCTATCGTAGAGATATCCACGCACCGATTTCTTAACAGCAGCTCCGCACGAACAACGTCGCGTAGTAGTAGCCAGTCTCGCATGGTCGTGTAAGTCGTAAAACCACAAAGGGTAAGATCGACCCACCCGAGCCATGAAGAGAGCGGTGCTACGCAATGAGTCCGCTGAAACGCCATAAGTATGGTTACTACAGACAGTCCACTTAGAATAGCCATGTTCCGAAGTGAAAAGATACACATCTGCATCTCCAGTGAAAGACTCCTTATACCCGTAATAAAATTGCATCAAATTCTCGACCAATTCATGTACAGGTAAAACGGCAGTCTTCCCCTCCCATTCGGGCAATACAACACTTGGTCCAACAACGTCAAACGAGTTGGGTTCCAAGTGGTAATGCCCAGTATACGCAACCGTATCCCAGTTCACTTCATTGAGCCAGCCATAATTAGAATGGAGTCCCGTTATGCAATAGTTCTTTCCCATCCTCACATTGTGAATATGGGTCAAACGAGAATGCCCCACTTCCTTCCGTTCGATCTTCTTACAGAAGGCAGTGTAGTCAGCCTTAAGGGCCCTACCAAAAAGTGTGGACATAGACATAGCTTAGGTCTTACTGCGCTAGGAACACCACACAAAGAAACAACTTAGGAGTAAAGGACAAATAACAAAATATATCACACAATAGTATATATAACTTAACTTATCACACTCTTAAATCTACTTAATTCTAAAATTGGATTATAGGACTATAAAAGCTGTGCGCGAAGCAGCACGGGATTCAACGGATAACTCAACGTTGAAAACAACGAGAAAATTCTCAACCAACGATTGACTGTGTAGTATTCAATATGAAAATGCTATGAGAGCAGTGTTATTTGAATAGTACAAGTACAATAAATTGCCGTATCAAAAACTTGGGTTTGCGCTTTAATATCAGAGCG